TGCCTCGTTTGCCATGGTTTATTTAAAATTTCTATATATTTAAACTTTTCTATTTTTTCGTTTAGCCGAATAACTTCTAAATCCGTTGATTTTCTCCCGCATCTCCCTTTGAAATGGATTGAAAATATTTTGGATTTCGTTTTCTGTTTCAATTAGTTTTAATTTAAACCACCACCAGCCCGCGATAAAACAGAAAATTCCGTATATTCCAGCGACGACAACTCCTATTTTTACATTTGGAACTCTCACAGCGAAAAGAGCAACAGCGTATTTTAAATAAGAACTTAAACTCCAACCTTTATCAAAATACGCCTTCCACAAAAGAATTTTAAAAAATCTCAGTTTTTTCATATGCCTTCTGTTGTGTATCCGTCTAATTCTTTTCCCCAATTTGGGCCGAGAACTATATCCTCATCGTCGCGAATTCCGATAACAATTATAGATAAATTTTCATTAATCCATAAAAGTTTTTCAGAAGTGTCCCATTTTTTAGGCGGGGCTTTGCATTTCAAAAACTTTCTCAAAATTCCTAACCTCATCCCCAATTTTTTCGCGTCTGCATTATCCCCGTGGAGTAAAGTTGTCAAAACTTGGTTTAAATATTCTCGAGGAAAGCAATACTCCCAAACTCCGAAAGCACCCATACATAGACGCCCCTGAATATTTATGAATTTATCTGGGCATCCCTCTTTGTGGGCTCTCATAGGGAATTTTTGCGCCTGTAAATCTATCTTCAAATGTTCCCACGAGGATAAAATCCCAAAAGGTATGAAAACTACGTGCATTTTAAATCTCCCCAGACATTACTTTCTTTGCGTATTCTTGAGGAGTTTCTTCTTCTTGTTTTTTTGGAGCTTCTTTTTTTGAATCTCCACCCATTGCCAAGATTGTTTCTTTTCTTGCGATTATTTTTTCTTCTCTTTCTAATAACTCTTTCTTTTCAGCGTTGGCTTTTTTCATTTCTTCAACAATTTTTTTACTTTCTTCTAAGACATTTTCCTCAACATCCTCGTCCGTTTGAGTTGTTTCTTCCTTTTCTTTCCCCTCAATCTTCTCTTGTATTTTTTCATTTTCCATTTTTTTGTCTAACCCCCTTTCACTTCTTTCTATTCATACAGAGTTTTAATTCTTCGATTGCTTCTGTAAGTTTTTTGAGTGTTTTATTGTGGGTGTGCCACATTAATAAAAAAGCGGCGATGGGAAAACCCATTTGATTAACAACTTTTAAGAGTGTGTCTAATTCTTCCATGTTATAGTTTTAGTTTTATTGCACTATTTATATTGTTTTGATGATTAAAAAGGATGTCTGTTATTCTTTCTTCACTGAAAATATTTATCCCTTCTCTTTCCAAGAGTTTAAAACCGATTTCTGCAACCCAATTTAACGCCGAAGCATAACCCCAAATAAAACCAACACTTATGCCGAGCACGAAGAACATTGCACAAGATATCATTACATTCTTTTTTTTGATTAATTCTTTTTTATCCATCTTTTTTTGGGTTTGTGTTCATTTCTTTTATTTGTCCTTTATCTTTTTTTTCGTCTTTTTGTAATTCTTCTTCTATCGACGCTGGGAATTCGAGATTTATTTCTATTTTTAACTGCTCTTTAATTTGCTCTTGATTGTACAATTGCATGTCCTCGATTTCTTGCTGAAAAGCGAGATAAATTATTTTAGACGATGCTTCTGTTGTTTCACTTCCCCAACCCATCACAACTTCGGGCATTCCGCACGATGTCACAAATTGGCGAACTAAAAATTTTATGTATTCTAAGGAGTTTAAAGTTCCGTACTCGGGCACTGAACTTCTTTTTATTTCTTTTATTACTCCTGACGGGATTACAACATTTTCGGATTTTTTATAAGCGTCGTTTATTGTTGTTTCCACTGAATTTAATTTTGCTATGTCGTCGGTTTCAACTTCGAAAAATTGAATCGGCTTGATATTTCGATGATATAAAATTCTTAAATCGCTTATTGCTTCATTTCTCGCTATGATTAAATCTTCCATTGCTTCCGGGAATGGGATGCCATGAATTTCGTCTGCAATTCTCTCGTAGGATAAATGAAAAATTTCCTCGGGCAGATATATTTTATCCCGGTTTTCTTGTTCATATCCGACGATGATGCCCTTTTCATTTGCGAGAATTGCGATTTTATCCGGGTTAAGAGGTTTGAGATTTATAATTCTTCCTCGTTCATCTTTTATGATGTGCGCGAATGAATCTCCGCAGATTAAAGCAACTCTCCAACAATTTTTTAAAATACTTCTTGCAGAGTCTTTTCCGAAACCTTTTAATTTATTAAGTTTTTCTTGGTTTTTTTTGTCTGCCTCTATTCCTCGCCCGAAAGTCCATGAACTTAGTTTATTAATCACTGCTCTAAGTTCCGGGATTTGTCTAAAATATCCATGCCACTTTTTAAAATAAGGAGTATATGCAGTTCCGTTTATTTCTTCGCCGTCTGTTGTAACAAAATCAACGCTGTATTCTGTGTCTTGATTAGAAAAATCTGTTGTTTGTCCGGTTCTTAGGATTGTCATGGAAATTCATGGAAAACGCTGTATTTAAATGTTTTTAACAAGCAAAAGTAAAAACAATACTTCCTTTGCGATAAACAATCCGGTTCCTACGCCTATCCAAAAAATTGTTTTTTTATCCATTTCCATTTTTAATCGTAATCTGTCGTATAAGTTATTCTTGCTCCATAAATAAAATCGTTTGTGTCTAATTCTGATGTTAAAATATAATATTTATATGTGCTGTTGTCTATTTTTGGGTTTGATATTGTTGTGTCTGTTGTGTTTATGTTTGCTGTTGCTATTCCTGTTCCTGCTCCTGTTCCGCTTATTGTTTGTCTTAATAAGGCCCATGTTTCTGCTGGATCGCTTCCATATACTATTGCTTCGGTTACTATTGCTCCTTGTGGTAGATTAATACTTGCAAATCCATAAATAGTACCGTTTGCATTAAATACTGCTCCATCATCATACCCCGCATTTGCTCCCGTGTCTGAAATAAAACTTGTTCCTGGAATTGATAAATAGGAAGTTTTATTTTTTAGAGAAATTGTATTATCCCCCCCTATTGTAAAATCATCTTCATTAACTTTTGGTGTTGCGTCTATTTGTGTTCTTCCAGTAAGAAGATTCTCTGTCTGAAATTTTGCCATTTCGTTTTTATAATCTACCATATTAATTTGTCCTCACAAAGTCAGTTTTATCTTTTTCATTTAATAATTTTATGCAGTGATTAAATCTTTGCCAAAGAATATTTATAATGTTTTCTGCTCGCCTGTCCGATGAGTAACCTGATATATCATACATAACTACATAAATTGCTGCTAAATTTGACGCTGCTTCTTTTAAAATACATTTTATATCTACGTTTAAACTTGCGTAAGCGTCTGAGAAATTATAAGAACAAAGAACATTAATGTAACTTTCTGCCTGTGCGATAAAATCGTTTGTATATTCTTCTGCTGATGAAGTTGCAGATGCGCCTAATCCTGCTTTTCTTAAAATTTCTGCCGTAGTTGCGAATATTCCTGTATCAGCCATGTTAAAACGTGCGAACAAATATATTTAAATCTTTTCCTTGTTCGGCTAACCAGCATGCTCTCATCGCTGCTTCTGTATAGTGTGAATCTGAGCCAAAAATCTTATCTCCTTCATATTGAATTGAAGCTAAACTTGCTCTTAATTCATCATCGTTAAAGAGTTTTAATCTTTTTTGCTCTCCTAACATTTTTAGATTCATATACATTTCTTCTTTTAATAATTTCTTAGACTTTTCGCCCTTGCTGTCTGTCTGCCGTGAAGCATTATTTAACGCTAAAGTTTTTCTTTTTGTTTTATCGTTGTCCAATAATTCACAATAAACACCGAAGCCAATTCCCCCGTCATCAACACCAATTTTTTTATTTTTAAATTTTAAATCTAATTTTAGTATTGTTTTTGTTGTTTCTGTTGTTTTGTTGTGTGGTTCTATTAATCCCTCTCTTTGCTCTATTTTTTTATTAAATTCTTCAACTTCTACGAATGCACTTACATCTTTGCCAAAACCCCCAACATCCACACCTAAATAATTTTTTCCGCCTGTATTAATTTTTCCTTCTTTTTTTAAACAGCAAACTTCTTCTATCCATTCATCGCTAAAAAATTGGTATAATTCATCTATAAACATCGCTAAAAATTCCTGTTTAAATTGATTTTCAGTCATTCTCTTACGCATTTTCTCAATTTGTTTTTCATCTCTTCTTGGGCAATCTTCAATTTTTACTAAGAATTTTTTAAAAGAATCATCTTTGTAGCATTTATAGAAAAATTTCTCATTTCCTTCTTTGTCTTTTTTTCCGAATGGTGTTGAAGAAATATCCATACTTCCTTGAGTCATACTAAGTGTAGGAAGAGCAGCGACAAAATAAAGTTCTTTCATTCTCGAACCTTCATCAATCATTAATTTTTTTATAGTATAACCACGAGTAGAATCGCCTTCTTCGCCTGCTGCGTAGCATAAAATTCCTTTATTCAATTTTCCATCTTTGAACATTAATCTGTGCATTGTCGGGCGGTTTTCTTTATCTTTGCAGATTAATTTAGGATATTTTGTTTCTGCGTAAATTTGAGCTTTTTTTAGCATTAACATCGCTTGTCTTTCTGTTAAGCTGTTAATAAGAACAATTTCACCCTCTTTTAGATGCTTAACGCAGAGTTCAACAGCTTTTATGCTCATGGCTGTTGTTTTTCCGCCTATTTGCCTTGGCGTCAATACGAAACAATCTTCTTCAGGAGGAGTTTCGATGTATTCTTTTTGCCATGGGTCTAAAGTCAGCCATGGGCGATTTAGATCATAGTTCATAACCAAACATCTCCTCTAAATCTTTTAAATTTACCGGCATCATTTCGTTGGGAATTAATTTAAGCATGCTTTGAATTTTCTTTAGTTTTTCTATTTTTTCGAATGTTTGATTTTTTTCCATATAATTTTTTGTGGGGTTCCAAGTCTTCGGGAGTTTTAAACTGTCAAGATTCGCACCCTTAAAGCACAATGAACACACAATTATAAACACCATTAAGATAAGACATCTCACTCTCAATCTTAGTCTTTAGTTGTTCATTGATTGTGTTCATTGATTGTGATAATACTCTTTTACATTGAACAAGCTTTATTCTTCTTCCCTTTGTATCAATAGCAAAGATATCTACTTTAGAATGCGAGCCTGCACTTCGTTGCACAATATCAAACCCTTCTTCTCTTAACTGCTCACAGATTGCATATTCTTTTCTTCTTCCTTTGATGTATTGTTTTTTTATGATTGTTTTTTTATTTTCCAATAGTTTAAAATCATCTTCTAAAAACTCCCAATCGTCATCGACTAATTCAACAAAGCCTCCGCAGAAATTACAATTTTTCGGTACCGATTTTAGGCCGTACATCATTCCGCAGACGATACATTTTGATTTTATTTCTGGTTTTTCCATATTGAAAATTTTTGTGGGGTTTAGACATGTCTTAAAAAACATGTTTTTTAATGTTCGCAACAAGTCCCTTTTTACATTGTTTTTATGTTTTATTTTTGATTGTTTTTATTCTGCTTCAAATGATACTTTAAGGGCCATGACTTCTGGCTTTTCTTTGAACTATATCAAATCCCTTTCTTTTTAGTTTGTTGCAGATTCTGTATTCTTTTTTTCTTCCTTTGATGTATTGTTTGTTTGGCATTCTTCAACGAACATAAAGATATTATAATTATCTTTCTTTTTTAGATTGTCGAGATATTTTTTGAGTTGTTCATCAGTCATCTCAGTATTAGTTAAATCTTTAAAGTTCTTTTTAATTGACTTAATCATTTCTTTCTTTTTTTCATCAGTGAGTTTTTGCTTTTTTTCAATGAATTCAGTTTGTTTTTTTATGATTGTTTTTTTATTCTCCAATAGTTTAAAATCATCTTCTAATTGTTCTAAGAATTTTTGTTCTTTTGATTTGATCTCTTTTTGTTTTTCTTCAATATCTTCAATAGAATCAGCGTCTAATTTAAAGTGAGTTATAAGTAAATCTGTAATTAATCCCGAGGCGTTTTCTAAATTTTTTAATTGTTCATTAATTTCAAAGGGAATTGAGATTGTTTTATTAACCATGATTATTTATAGAAAAACACCTTTTTAAACTTTTGGATACGTACGTACATACATACATACGTATAAATATTATTATTATTATTATTATTATTAAGACATTTTTATTTATAAATCTATGC